CGCCCCTCGGTCTTGGCTAATGCAAGGTCCTTGGCGAAGTATGCGCCCTCGGCGACAGTGACGTAGCCGCCCTCCCAGATGTGGTCATACTGGTCAGGCTGCATCCGAAGGCAGTCCAGCCGCTCCTGCTCAAGCTCGGCAGGAAACCACGGGTTGTCCGACCAGTTGGCCTTGGCGACGATTGAACCTGTCGGAAGCTCCTCGCCCCGGAACGTCACGTCCACGGGATCAGTCTTGAGCCTCGGGTTCCAGCTCGCCCATATCTCCGAGTTGGGCTTGCGGATCGTCGGCCTGAGTAAATTCCATGAGCGAGAGCTGACCGTCTGGGCCTCCTCGACCCATGCCGCGTCGAAGCCCTCGTATGACTTGATCGACTCCGCCGTGTGGTCCTGAAGGCCGGCGAACACGATCAGCCCGCCCCCCGGCGTCTTGATCTCTGTCCCCTGAACATCGAACAGCGCGCCTAGGCCGTGGTCGATGATCTTCTGCTCGAGCAATCGCTTGGCCGATTCCTTGAGCGACTTCTGTATCTCGCGGCAGCATAGCCCCCGGAAACCCGGCGTCTTGACCGCGTAGCCAATCATCAGGTCAGCGAAGAACTGCGACTTGCCCGAACCACGACCGCCGTGCGCCGCCTTGTAGCGGGATGGCTTCAGTAGCGGCTGAAAGACCTCGGCGGCCTCAATCTCCAGGCTTGGCACGAATGACCCAGCCGACCTCGGATATATTGAACTCGCCGTCGTGCTTGTTGTCCGTCTCTTTGGTCTGGAGCGCCGCAATCATCTTGGCGTAGTCGCCGGGGCGCTCCGTCCTCATCGAGATAATGGCCGCTATGCCATGCTCGGCAAAATCTTCCTGGAGCGCCTTGAAGAAGTCCTCGCTCAGGATTGAGCGGGCGCCCTTCGGCCTGCCAGCGGGGTTGCCGGATTGTCCGGGCTTCCATTTCAGGTCGTCGCGGAGGTGTGCCGGCAAGCCGGGCTGTTCTCCGGCTGTATCTTCAGCCATGCATACTCCCTTCCTCGCTCGGCCTAACCGTGGGCGAGTGACAGGATTGTCAGTTCTTGTTGGTAAGATCCTCAAGCGCATCGAGCGCGTGATTGACCGACGCATAGCCGAGCTTGCCGGCGCGTTCCTTGAGCTGGTTGTAGGCTTCGATGCGGTCCTGGTCTTGCATCATGTCCTCAGAGTCGCTCATCAGTAGCCTCCGAAATCAATCTTGAGATTGTCGAACGCCCGCGTGCCGACCAGCAAGCAAGCCGCGAGGAACACGCCAAACCCGGCGCCCATTCCGATGAGGAGGGGTTTCACGGCTTGACGTATCCTTGCGCCCGCAGCCGCTCCATCGTCTTGATTTGCGGCGAGATCAGACCAGTGGCAAACTCTGTCATGTTCCAGCGCATCAGGTGCGTGTAGGCGTGACGGAGCTGCGCGACCGCGAAATCAAACTCCCGCAAGTGCTTGGGTGTGTCGTCGCGCACTCCCTCGCTCATGCTCGCCACCCTATGCCGATGTGGAAGAACAGGCCGAACAGCCAGATGCGAAGCGTACGCCCGCGATACTCAGCGATGGTGGAGCCTTCGCCGTACTCGTCTGTCCAGGTGAGGGTGTCGACGCGGTTCATTCTTCCGCGCTCCCGACATCGCTGTCGGAGATGTAGAACGAATTGCCGCCTATGATCTTGCCGGGCGCCAATGGGGGCTGCCGGTACATCGCCTGCTCGGCGGGGCGGTGCGCCGGCGCATTCCGATCACCCATTCGATCGGATTGATTGGCGCCGAAGAAGCGGAGCGCGAAGTCGCGCAGGTTGCACAGGAGGGTATCCGCACCATCAAGATCAAGGTCGGCGTCGATCCCGACCGCGACGTGGCCATGGTGCGGCGCATTCGGGAGGCCGTCGGCCCGGCGGTCGCGCTTTGCGTCGATGCCAACCAGGGCTATCGGACTGTCGCGGAAGCGATCCGCACCTACCGGCGCATGGAAGCTTTCGATCTCAGCTATTTCGAGCAGCCCGTCGAAGGCATCGCGCGGCTGGCGCAAGTCGCGCGCGCCATCGATGCGCCCGTCATGGCCGACGAAAGCGCTTGGAATGCCCACGATGTCATTGAGATCGCCGAGAAGCGCGCGGC